CCTCTGGCCGTCCTCCGGAGGGTTTTCTTTTAGCGTGTATAACTTGTGCTAATAGACTTTAGTTATCGGTGCGTTTATCCCCGACATGTCTGCGTGTATCGCGACAACAACAAATCCTAATTATTAATTTATGTTCTTGAAAGGAACAAACCATGAGCGAATTTATCGCAAAACAGGTTGATGCAAAGGCTAAGGCTTGGCATGAGGCTAAGGAACTGATTGACTCAGTTGAGGCACGTGGCGGAGTATGGTCAGGCGAGGACGAGGCAAAGTATGCGTCTCTAACCGCAGATATCAACAAGCGTAATGAACTAATTGAAATGGAACAACGTGACGCTGCAACTGCTAGTGCAGTTCAGGCTGCGGCAATTAACTTTGCCGGTGCAACTTCGTCAGACAACGAGTCAGACATTTTGCGTAAGATGGTGCTTGGTGAAATTCGCGGACATGAGTTCAAGATGGATCAGAGAGCCATTACTGGTTCAAGCACTGGCGCACCCGTTCCGACTTCTTTTTATTCTGAGATTGTAAAGGTAGCACGTCTAGTAAATCCACTACTTGACTATGCAACTGTTATTAACACTGCCTCAGGTGAAAACCTACAAATTCCATCTCAGTCTGCTTTCTCAACTGCGACTATTGTTGGTCAGGGTTCAAGCATTGGAACTAGCGAACCTACTTTCAACGCGTTTCAGACTCTTTCAAGTTTTAAGTTCTCAGCACTAGCACAACTATCACGTGAACTAATTCTTGACGCAGGTGTAGACATTGTTGGTTTTCTTGCGGAACAGTTTGGTAACAGTTTCGGGTTCGCACTTGGAGACAAGATTGTTAACGGAACCGGAACAGTTGAGCCAACAGGTTTCCTACCAGTAGCCGGAACAGGTGTTACAGGTTCAACCGGTGTCTCAGGTGCATTTACCGCAGACAACGTTATTGACCTTGTTTACTCTCTAGATGGTTCACTACGTAACAGACCAACATTTGCAATGCTTGCAAACTCAACGTCTATTGCGGCACTACGTAAATTGAAGGACTCACAAGGTCGCTACTTCTTTGACGTAGGTGTAGGCCTAGACAGACGTGACCTAGTGTTGGGTGTTCCAGTTATTGAAACCCCTGCTATGCCATCACCTGCTACCGGTGCTAACTCACTTGCAGTTGGTGACCTAAAGTCTCTATACATTAGAAACGCAGGCGGCTTGCAAGTAGATCGTTCAGACGACTTTGCATTTGGTAATGACCTTGCTACATGGCGTGCAACTTGGAGACTTGACTCTGCGTTGATCCAGAAAGCAAACATTAAAAAGTTCAAGGGTGGGGCTAGTTAATTCTGGCTAACCTTTACTAGATTTCACCCCCCTTTTATGTCGCGTAGGGCGTAATTGGGGGGTGTTTTCTATTATGCTAAGGGCATGACTAAATCTTGTATTTCATGGTATTCCAACTCGCTTAATCAACCTACGGGTTATGGCACGCAGTCTAAACAGGTTATTCAGCGTCTAGTTAAGGCTGGGCATAAGGTTGCAATGATGTCTAACTATGGTGGTGAAGGCGTTAATACTCAGATTGAAACTGGGGCAGGGCTTATACCTCATTACAGTAGGGGCATGAACCAGTATTCTACGGACGTCCTTCCGTTGAACCATGCACACTGGAGTGCAGAAAATAAAGGTCTGCCTAGTTTCTTGGTAACACTTTATGACGTGTGGGTTTTAGACAACCCGGCTTTAGATAAGTTGCCTATTGCCTCATGGGTTCCTATTGATCACCAACCGGCACCTGAGAAGGTATTGGCGTGGCTTAAGAAACCTAACGTTACACCTATTGCAATGTCTAAGTTTGGTAAGGCCATGATTGAGAACGCAGGTCTAGAGTCTGAGTATATTCCTCACGCTATTGATACCAACGTGTTCAAGCCAACATTAAAGTTACCTGAGGGTATTGATGGTAGAGATTTTGTTGGCGGTAAAGATAAGTTTGTTGTTGGCATGAACTTTGCTAATAAGGCTGGCGGGTTTATTCACCGCAAGGCCGTTGCTGAGAACTTGTTGGCGTTTGCCATGTTCGCTAAAAAGCATGATGACGTCATGTTGTATCTACATACTGAGCCGTTTGGAAAACAGTCCGGCTTTGTGTTGCCAAACATTTTGTCTGCGTGTGGTGTGCCTCAAGAAAAAGTTATTTTTGTGGATAGTGTTGCCTACCAGTATGGAATTAGTCAGGAAACATTGGCCGCTATTTATAGTGCGTGGGACGTTGGCTTGTTTACTAGTTATGGTGAAGGATTTGGTTTGGGATCCATAGAGGCTCAGGCTTGTGGTGTGCCAATTATTACAAGTAACTTTGCTGCGTCTGCGGAACTTGCGGGGCCGGATAGTTACCTTGTTAATGGGCAACCTTTCTGGGACGCTGGGCAACATACTTGGTTTAATATTCCGTTGGTATCTGGAATTGTTGACGCACTTGAGCAGGCTTATCAGCGTGGTAGAGGTGAGTTTAAGGACACTATTGCATTTGCTAAACAGTATGAGGCAGACAAGGTGTTTAATGAAGGTTGGAAACCGCTTATTGAAAAACTTGCGGCTAAATGATACCGGTCTTAGGGTTCCTAACTTATTCCCGTTTTGACTTGGCTCAAAGACTATTGGACTCAATAGATTATCCGGTTGAGCATTTAGTTATTGTAGACAACAGTGGTAGACGTGAGTTCAACCCCGCTAAGCCGGATCTAGTTAAAAACTTGTGGCTTATACAGGTTCCTCATGGCTTAGGTTTTGGCAGTGGCTTAAACCTTATTGTTAAGTCAACCCCGTTTGCACCTTATTGGGTGTTACTTAATGACGACAGTGTGTTGGCACCGGGTGCCTTGCATAAGATAAGTCAGAACGTTGACGTTGACGCCATAAACTTCTTGAGCATTGTGCCTAAGTGGAGTGGGTTCGTATTAGGTGAGGGTGCGGTGCTTAAGGCAGGGTTATTTGACGAGCGGTTTCACCCGATCTATTTTGAGGACAATGATTATGAACGCAGGCTTATTGCTGCGGGTGTGAAGGCTAACTTTATTTACGCTGCGTTAGATCATGATAATAGCAGCACCCTTAATTCAGGGTTTCAGGATAAGAACGATAAGTCATTTATTTCTAACCGAGACTTGTATGCACGCAAGGTTGAGTCTGAGGACTTATCTGAGGGTAATTGGAGTCTAGAGATTAGAAGGGCGAACGCATGGGACAAGTAGTTTATACCGGTGGGACGTTTGACTTATTCCATAGTGGACACGTCAAGTTTCTTAGGCAATGTAGACGCATTGCCGGTGAGGGTGGCAAGGTTGTTGTGTCTCTCAATACAGACCAGTTTATTAAGGACTATAAAGGTAAGGCACCTATTATGACCTTTCATGAGCGGGCTGAGGTGTTACGTGCTTGCAGGTATGTTGACGAGGTTATACAGAATTACGGCAATGCGGACTCTAAGATTGCAATACATAAGGTGAACCCTAATTTTGTTGTTATTGGTGATGATTGGGCTAAGAAAGATTATTACGAGCAAATGCAATTTACTCAGGACTGGTTAGATAAACGAGACATTGGTTTGGTCTATGTTCCTTATACCGCTGGGGTGTCTACTACCGCACTTAAAAGGCGTATAGCAGGCATAAAGATAAACTAGGTATTGACTTGAGGAGTTTATTGTGGCCGTAACTAATGGGTATTGCACACTTGCAGACGTAAAGGCTGCCTTACGTATTCAAGATACTGTTGATGACGCATTAATTGAGAACAGTATTAACTCTGCCTCACGTCTTATAGATCAATACTGTAACCGCTACTTCTACTCAGGTGCAGTAGGTGAAGTTAGGTATTACAAAGCAAATGATGGTTTCACTTGTTGGATAGATGACGCACAAGTAATTACTGAGGTTGTTACTGCGTCTGTTGATCCAACTATTTACGACACAACTTGGGACGCTGGCGATTACCAAGTATTACCTATTAACCGAGTCTCTAATGGAGGCTACTACCCGATTACGGCCTTGAGTGCAACCGACAACTATCTATTTCCAGTCTGGGCAGACATTGCGTTGGTTAAGGTCACTGGCACGTATGGCTGGCCTCAGGTGCCGGAACCAATTAAGTTTGCTGCCATTATTCAGGCGTCTAGATTATTTAAGCGTCTAGAGTCTCCACTAGGTGTTGCAGGTGTATCGGACATTGGAATTATGCGTGTTGGTGCAAACATTGACGGAGACGTTGCACAACTAATTAACCCGTTTAGGCTTTTGAGGACTGGGGCTTAACATGGCCATTAGCGACCTTAGAAGGGGTCTAGCAAACAACTTGCAGACTATTAAAGGTCTACGTGTGATTGAGACTTTACCGGACGTCATAAACCCGCGTATGGCCATGATTGGCTTAGACAAAATTATGTATAACCGCCAGAATAATGCGGCCATGAGCGAATACACGTTTAAGGTAACTGTTGTTGTTGGACGTGTTGTTGAACGTGTCGCTCAAAATAATTTGGACGTCTACGTGGCACCCGGAGAAGGATCTATTAAACAGGCCATAGAGTCAGATAGAACGTTAGGCGGATTTGCTTATGACGTCTACGTTGGAGAATTATCGGCCTATGGTTCCATACAGGTAAATGCAATAGACTACTTAAGTGCCGAGTTCTCGGTTCAAGTTTTCGCAAGATAAGGAAAATAATGGCAATTTTTGTTGCAACAGACTTTAGTGTTTCAATTAATGGATCTACCGCTTTGGCCTCATACTTGACTCAGGTTGAACTTAAGGCGTCTGCCACTGACGTAACAACTACTGCGTTTGGTAGCAGTTGGGTTACACGTGTTGCAGGTCTAAAAGAAGGATCTCTAACCCTAAACTTTAACCAAGATTACGCAACCTCAACTGTTGACGCAACCTTGTGGCCGTTGCTTGGAACTAATGCAACAGTCGTTATTAAACCAACCTCAACCGCAACCTCAGCCAACAACCCGGCATATACGGCAATTTGCGTTGTGACCGATTTAACCCCCGTAAGCGGCCAGATCGGTGACCTAGCCACGTTCTCAGTAACATGGCCAACAACCGGAACTGTTAGCAGGGCAACCGCCTAATGAACCAAATTAACCTACGCATTGTTTTGGCTGACGGCACAACCATAGAAGTTGTTACGTCTGCGGGTGACCTAGTGAAGTGGGAAACCTACTTTGATTTGAGTGTGGACAAGTTAGAGAAAATTACACACTTGCTTTATCTTGCATGGCTTGCAGTTACACGTCTAAAAAAGACTAATGACGACTTTGAGGCTTGGATAGAAACAGTATCTAACGTTGTGGTTGACGACTCAAAAAAAGCCTAAAACCTTTAGGGGTTGACTCTTATCATTGGTTGATTGCTAACTTAGCCGTTGCAACTGGTATAGCACCTTCCGCTTTATTGATGGAGTCAGATCGCATGTTAAACACAATGTTGTTTGCGTTGCAACACCAACGAGGTGGCCATGAGTAAAGTTATTGTTGACGCTAAGCAAGTTATTAAAGGCTTAAACGAGATTGAGCCGGGACTTAAGAAACAGATGTTACGAGAAATGAAATTTATTTCTAAGAACATGGTGCAGGACATTAAGAACGAGATTAGTCCAGTTAGTCCATTTGGAACCCCTAACCATACTGAGGGTAAAGGGCGTCTAAGTTGGAATTACGGAACCTATAAAAAGACTGGTTCTGTTATGAAACCTAATAACGTTATTGCCAGTTTCAAGGCTGGTAGATCTCGCAAGTATGCGGTCACCTCATTGTTTAGCGTATTGATCCGTAACCCTATGGTGGCTTTGGCTGCTAACGCTGGTAAGGGGTCAGGTATGCCACGTTATGCAACAACAAAGGAATATGATTGGCGTGGCACTAGGCGTAGTCACCGCAATGGCGGGCAGGGGCAACGACTTATCAACAAGGTTAGATCTGCGGGTTACGCAAACTTTCACTATAAACAGGCTGAGGCAAATCTGCCAGATGTAGAGCAAAAGATAAAATTGGTATGGGATAAGTATTCCAAGATTGTTACTAGAAAGTATTTTTAATGGCCGCAATAATTAAGTTACTATCCAAGTTTGACGACTCTGGAATTAAGAAGGCTAAAAGTAGTTTCAGTGGTCTAAGTAAAACTGTTGGTGCGTTAGGTATTGGTCTAGGTCTCGGTAGCCTAGTTAGTTACGCTAAGACCGCTACACAAGGCTTTGAGAACGCACAAATTGCGTCTGCTAAGTTAGCCAACGTAATGAAGTCTATGGGCGTTAGTGACGCAACTATGAGGGTTGACGCTTACGCTGAGTCTTTACAGTTAGTTACCGCAGTTGACGCTGACGTTATTAAGGCTACGCAAACTAAGTTGGCCACGTTCGCAGAACTTAATAAGACTATTGGCGTTACAGGTGGTGCATTTGACCGGGCTACTGTTGCTGCGTTGGATCTTGCTGCCGCTGGTTTCGGTAGTGCAGAAGGTAACGCAGTGCAGTTGGGTAAGGCGTTAAACGATCCTATTAAGGGTATAACTTCGTTGGCTAAGTCCGGTGTTACTTTTACTACTCAGGAAAAAGCCAAGATTAAGACACTTGTTGAGACAAACAAAATACTTGAGGCTCAGGACATAATCTTGAAAGCCATTGAGACGCAGGTTGGTGGAACCGCTGAGGCAGGTGCGTCTGTATTTGACCGCATGAAGTTGAGCATGGACACTGTTAGCGACTCTATCGGTGAGATCCTATTACCTTACATGAAAGACTTTACAGACTTTCTTATTACTGACGTTATACCTAACGTGCAGTCCTTCCTTAAGGACTTGTCTAACCCCGACACTGAGACCGGTAAAACATTTATTGCAATTAAGGACGCAGTAACAGATACATACAATGGCGTTAAAGATTTCTTTGCATTGTTTGGTGGTGGTGACGCTATGAAGGGCTTTGGTGTTGTTGCGTCTAACCTAATTAAAATGTTGCCTGCGTTGCTTGCGTTGAAAGGCATTATGATGTTGGCCAGTGCAGGTAAGGCCATACAGTCATTGGTCACTGCCATGACGCTTATACAAGGTAAGGCGATTGGTGGGGACATTATTGCCGGTAATGCGGGTAAGGGTAAGGGTATCTTTTCTAAATTAGTTGGATTACCAGTTGTCGGAACGGCTGCGGCAGTTATCTCTATGTCTGGCGATACTATGAGTGATGGTCTGACCAACGAGGAGAGACAAGCCAATTACAACGCAAGGAAAGCGGTAAGTGACGCTAACCTAAAGAAGTTTGGCGGCAAATATGCGGGTCTACCTCAGGCAACAACAAATAATAGTTTTGTTATCAACGTTCAAGGCGGAGATCCTAAAGTTCTTGTTGATACTTTAAGTAAGTATTCTAAGCAAAATGGTGGGTTGCCGTTTAGCCTTTCTACTGCCGGTAAGAACTAATAACTATGCCATTACCTACATACGTAGTTGAGTTAAGTTTTGGTTCTAGTGGGTTCATTGATGTAACTCAGTATGTTCAAAACGTGTCTATTAATCGCGGTATTAATCGTAACCTTGACGATTTCTCTGCCGGTTCGTTGAGTGTGACGTTTGTTAATAATGCACGTGTCTTTGATCCGTTAAACACTAGTTCGCCGCTTTGGTATGGTGCCGGTGGTTATACAGTTGTGCAACCTTCGGGACGTATACGTGTTAGCAGTAATGGCATTAGACGATTTACTGGCTTTGTGCAGGACTGGGAGTTTAGTTATGAACAGTCAGGCCTTGACGCGACTGCTACTGTTACTGCTTTAGATCTAATCTATGAGATTGGTCAGGTTGAGTTTGCTAATCAGCCGGGCATTTACTTAGACAAACTCTGGGGTATTCAACCGGTTGTTGAGACTACTGGAGACCGCATTGATAGGGTCTTTAACTTTAATGGTTTTGGTGCGTCTCAGTATGCGTTAGTTGAGCCGGGTAAGACTATTGTTGGTGCGGACGTCAATACTTCGGGTG